CAGATTTCACGTCATTAAGATATGCTTCTTCACGTCTATTCATTCCTCGTCGTTCTTTTTCTGAAAGACCGCTGCGAGTTTTTTTAACATTAGATTTTGGTTCAACTTTAGTATTTGGTTTTGGCTGAAGTTTTACAACAGGTTTTTTACTTGCGCGAGAGCCAACGCGAGGACCAACACTTACTGCTGATTCTCCACGGCCCATAATTTTCTTTTTTGGTGCTGGCATAGTAGTTCCTTACCTGTTCTTAATTTTCTTTGGTGGCTTATTCTTTGTTGGCTTGGTGTAGCCCATATCAGGAGTCACCACGTCATAATCAGGTGGCGCCTTCTTACCTTTGGTGGGTGGCTTCTTTCCCTTTTTGAGAAAATCGTCTAAGCCTTTTTTCTTTGGTATTGGCATTTGTTCTCCTAGATGAAGGGTCTTTGTTGTTCTTCGATAAGTTGGTCGATATTGACCACCATCCTCTTGCGGTGTTCACCACGGGTGAGGAATGGATTTTTTAGATGATGGTTGGAATACTGTCCGTGATTAAGCACTTCACGTGCTTTGATCTCACAGAACCATAGAGCCATCACCATATCGGTCTTACCCTTCGTCTCAGGTGACCAGGTAATTAACTGTTCAATCAGAGATTTAATATTCTCTGTTTGATCTGAAGGTAAGTGTATTAAGTTATCTCGGTGGTGGCGTCCATCAATCTGCTTCGTTCCAAAGAGCGATGACATACTTGCCACACCGAATCCTGCATCCCATTTATTACCGCCGGTATGATGCTCACGTAAGTAAACACCACGGGTGGAAAGATGCTGGCGGATTCCTTCATCTTGGGTAAGGAATTGCTGGAAAGCGTTCTTTTCAATAATCCATTCAGCGGGTTGATAGGCCGCTGTCCAGTCAAAGATAATCTGACGGATCTGCGAGGGAGATGGGCGTGTAATTTTCAGCGCGTCCACAATATAACGTTTATGTGTTGCTCGATCTATTGCGTAACACACAACTGCTGTATCTCCCACAATAGCGGGGTCCATACCACAGACAGTAATAAATCCATTGATGTTATGAGGATGGCCTGGAATACCAGGAGTAAGACGGCCAGACTTTCTCATTCCATCTATCGAGCCACGGACACAGACCGGATCAAAGACGGCATTGTCGGAGACGTCTTGCTGTTGATAGATCAGCGACCAGGTGGCCGAGTCCATCTGCTGACGTTCGTTGTATAAGTTTCTTCCTGACCAGCGGGGGTAGAACCCCTTCTCATTCTTCTCTGATTCTGGTTGCCCATCAAAGGGTTGATCAGACCAGGGCCAAAGAGTCGTCCAATCATCGGGGCTATCTTTTGCTTCCAGAAGAGCTGGCATCGCCAGATAGGTCCAGGGACTGATACCGCCTGGATACCTCTCTGGGTTCCGTAGTTCTTTATAGAGATCTACAGAAGCTACACGGGTACCAATGATAATCAACTTACCCGTCGGGTTAAGACGGGAGCGAACATCCTGGTTGAGCCACTTGATCTGTCGTTCAAAGTCATTAGCGTTAGAGAGGGTTACCGCGTCATCGACAATAATCATATCGGCGCGCTTACCATAAATCTGACCGCCGATACCTACAGCCTCGAGGTTCGGGTCCTTCTCCGAAGACTCACGTAGCTCGTTACCGAAGGTCACGCGGGTAGTGGTCCAGCTTGCGGTCTTGGAATTGAACCCTACGCCAGCAGCATAGGCTTGCTGCAATTCTTCGTACATCGGGTGAGTCAGGCGTTGCTTGATGGCGTAGAGAAAGTCACCGGCTAACCGTTGTGTCTGGGAGACAATCAGGATCCGGAAGTTTGGGTTCTGACAGATGAGGTAGGTAGCGTAGTCAATGGTAATGGTCATCGACTTAGCGTGGTTCGGCGGAATGTTGATCAGTACGCGATTGGCCTGACCCTCTTCATACTTCATCGACTCGTGAAGCCACGAGGGTTTACGACCCTCGATAACGTCCACCAGATTCATCTGATGCTTGAAAGTCTCGCTCTTGAGGAATCGCTTGCGAAATTCCTTGAAGCTGATATCGGTAACGTCGGTGGCCGCGAATGTCTTCTCGCGTAATCCGAGCCGTGTACGATCAACTTTGTCTGCAAAGGCTTTATCTGTTCGGCGGTAGTACTCGTATGTCTTAATGGACTTACCGGCGGACTTACAGGCCGCCTCTATCGTCAGTCCTTCTGCTACCCCTTTGAGAATAATTCTCTTTGCTATATCGGCAGAGTTTTCTGCCATAACTCTCCCTACTAAAAATCTATTACACCTACCGAAAGTAATTCCAACGGAGGGGACAGATAACGCCGCGGTTGGGGAAGGCGTTATCAGGGGAGGCGCCTCCTACGCCCTAGGGGGCTGCGGAGGCGTAAGGCCGTAGCAGCCAGGAGGAAGGGGTCTTCAATCCCCATCCACTGCTGGGGATTTCATCCCCCTACTATATGTAAGGCGGGAAATATAGTGCATTTCCCATTTTTTCCTAAAATATTTACGAATGTGATGGAACTCACATTCACTACTGGCTTAAATGGCCGATCCTACCACTTTCACTTTAGCGCAGAAATTTAATCGGGGTAAGTAGCAGCTACGCCACGCCCACTAAAAACAGGTGGGTCGATGGCCTATCCCGCCTGGTCATTCTGGTCAAGTCTCTACCTGGCCTAGAGGGTTACCTCTGGCCTCTGGATGGCCTCGAAAGTGGGGCGGAAGGGAGGTAAAGGGGAGGGAATGGGGGGAATAAAGGGGCGGTGCTAGCAAGACGGCAGGTCTGACCCCCCAAGCCGACGCCCTCCGGCCTCCTGCCCTGGCCTCCCTCGTTTTAGATCGGTTTTAGATCTAGCTCGTTTTAGATCGTCTTCATTTTAGATCGTTGAAAAACCCCCCGATTTCTGGGAGAATTGGCAGAAGGCAACGGCGCGAGCCGTCCACCACAAACCGAAAGGACAAGAAATGAAATGCCTCATCTGTCGTGAGCCTCTAGTAATGACAAAAGCAGGTCTGCAATGCTCAAACCCCAACTGCGTAGAAATGGAGGACTAAAAATGCCAATCCCAAACACCTGCCCCGATTTCGTTGAACATCCTCACATCATTCCCAACGGAGAACACGGGGAGTACGGATTTTTCTGCTACCAATGCCAAACGTCCTGCGCCTCTGAAGAGCAAGGCACTAGCCAAATCGCAGAGGCTCTTCAGGCTCTTGGTGTTCCGTGTGATGTTCACCAAACCGGCGGGTTCACTATGTGCGTGTACATCAAGACCGGAGAAGATTCCTACATCTACGCGAGCAAGGAGGGCGCTTTCTTTTACGAGAATGAAGACGATGAGGGAAAAATAATTTTCTACTCAGATGAAACCGACACCGCCGAAGACATCGCAAAAAAGATTTATAAATCTTTAGAAAACGAGGTGATTTCCTCCAACTAAAAACAGCGCGGGCGACAGTTCGGAGATCGTGAGATTTCGGAGGCGCAACACCTCCCCCGCGTACGAGGTGAAAAATTTTCACCCAATGAAAGGACAAGAAATGACCGACGAATACAACGGATGGAAGAACCGAGAGACCTGGGCGGTTGCTCTTCACATCGACAATGATGAAAGTTTGTTAGAAATCGCTCTTGACTACGCCCGCGAAGAAATTGAAGGCCATCGAGAGGCTCTCCAAATAGACGCCGATTTTCCGGCTATAAATTCCTACTACCTCGGCCAAACCCTTCAAGGATGGATTGAGAATGACCTCCTGACCCTTGAAAACATCGCAGGGAATCAACCCCTCTGGCTAATGCTCACCGATATTGGCTCGCTCTATCGGGTGGACTGGCGCGAACTGGCTGACCACTACCTAGCCACCGCCCAGGAGGTGAGCATTTGATGAGCACAGAGAAGGGATACACCGGCCATTTCACCGGCGCCTACATCTGCTACACCTGCGGGGCGCTCTGCGATTGCGGGGAGGATGACTAACTCTCCGAGATCATAAAAAGCTCGAAAATGTCCTAGACCCTAGCGGAGAGATTCGCTAGGGTGTGGGATGGATTCGATACCCAATCCATCAGAGATGAAAGGACAAAAATGACAACACAACAAGCGGCGCAGAATACCGGCGCTGAAGATCAAATACTCTCCTCCGTTGAGCTTTTGGCGGAGATCGAAAAGAAAGCGGCGCAGGCTGCCGAGGAATACAAAGAATATATGGCGCCCTACAATGAGGCAGAAGAAAGCGGCGAAGAGTACGACGAAGATTTTGACGATACCCTCGAAAGAAAATACGCCGAAGGATACGCCGACGCTCTGGCACTTATCTTGGGGTACCTGAATAAACACCTGCCACCAATGATCGAAAAACAACGCAACGACGAGGCCGTCGGTGTTCTTCAATGGCTCGAAGAAATCTACGGCGAAGGCATACGCGAAACCGGCGCTTGGCAAGCATATTGTGGCGACGAAGATGAAGAGGAGAACAACTAATGAACCAACTAAAGCAACGCGAGAAAGAACTACTTTCGATCACGGAAGGACAGCGCGACGAGATGGACGAAGATAACCCCATCCTCTTCGCTGAAACGGCGCCTTGCCGTTTCAAGAGTATCTCCCTCTGGTTCACCGATGATGATGGCGTGGAGATAATCGAAAGCATTGACGCCGACGGACAATCCGAAGAAATTAGCGTCGTGTATTTCTACGGAAAGGAACGAGAGGCGGTACGCCCAGATAGCCCCATCTACGAATGGGCTGTGAATTACTACGATGAAAGGTGGCCAGGATAATGATTGACCCCGCTTATTTGATCACAGGATTTATGATCTTGTTCGGATGGCTCGGCGCTCTCAAACTCAGCGAGCTAGCCGAAGAGTTCCACAAGCGCGGAATGGAGAGGATCAGAAACGCGAAATAAACCTAAGTGCCAGGGTTCAGGGGTACCTGAATCTTGGAGCGTGGGTTTATCTCACGAGCGTCGCAAGGTGCGGCGCTGAAGATCGAAAGGACAAGGATGAAGACATACTCGGTATCGGTTCAGGTCAATTCCTGGGCGACGATAGAAGTAGAGGCAGAGAACGAAGAGGCGGCGCAGAACGCCGCCTACGGAAAGCCCTGGGGCGAGTGGGAATTGGACACCGACTGGGCGAACTTTAGCGAGGCAGAAATTACGGAGGTGAGCGCGTAATGGCTAGATATGTAATCCGATACACAGAAGAGACTTGGTATCGCCTGGAGATTGAGGCAGAGAACGAGGAACAGGCACGAGATAAGTTTTTCTTTGGAGAATGGGAAGAAGAACCCACTATCTTCGGAGGAGAATTACAGGATGGTATAGAAGTGGAAGAGTTAGAAGAGGTGAGCGCGTAATGTTGGTATCGGAGCTAATGAACGCGATTTATGAGGATCACTATTCTCATTTGGAATTTATAGACAATATGGGCGGAAAGTGTATCTGCCCTACCCATCAGATGATCGAAACAATAAAAAAATACTGGAAGGTTGATCTAGAAGAGGAGGAGATTGCGTAATGAATGACTACACGGTAACGCTAACTTATGACCACTTTTCTATCATCACCGTATCCTATGCCGATACGGAGGAGGAGGCTAAACGCTTTGCCCTCCAGAAACTCACGCAAGATGAAGGGTTACCTCTTGGTGATCCTATTGAATGGCAGGTAACACTAGAGGGAAGGATGGGTGCGTAATGAAATGCGAAACAAGTAAAGAATGGTGCGACTATTGTTCCGTAGAATCTATTTGTTGTTTGGAAAAGTTATGTGATATATGTTGCGATAGGGAGAAGGTGAGCGCGTAATGAAAGTAACACTACTGGAAAAAGAAATTTACCAATACTCGTTAGATGTCTGTATAGAAAAAGATGGTGAAGAATATCTGGTGTGTATCTCGTATAACGAGTATGACGGCTATGACGTGAAGTTTCGAGATAAGAACTGGAAAGTGTTGGAGTATCCTCAATGGGCGAAAGACTACGAGGAGAATAACCTAACGGGAACAATAGACAGCCTCGGCTACTGGTTAGAGAGCGAGATAGGTGGCTGGTTTCAATGGGAACCAAGTAAAGAGGAGGTGAGCGCCTAATGGATCAGGAATTATTAGAAGATTACGCCAGGGATAAGGTGAAGGTACGCGTTACTTTCGCTAGTGGAAAAAAGAAATGGGGCTGGGTTCATAACTATTACGGAAGATGGTGGCTCACGCGGGGAAATCGTGTCGGCTTCTCGCTTGATACTGCCGTGTATATCGAACCAATGGATAAGAAAGAGGAAGTGTAATGGGGCCACAACTAGAGGATGACTACGCGCTAGGCAAGGTAGATAACTGCCAGGAGTGCGGATATTCGGAGCGCTGGTGCGAATGTGGAACCGATCCCGATGGCGCCTATGATCGAATGATGGAAGAGAGGGCCGAGAATGAGTGAGCCTACTGCCTACTATCTGTATCAACGCGGCCTTCTACATAAGGAGAACGCGGAGAAGTTACTGGCCAACCCTGGCCTCAATGGACCAGTACTGGTAAACGAGCTACTCTCTATGGTGAAGTACCTGGAATTAGGAATCGCTAAGCAACGGAAGGAGGCGAGAGATGAGAGCAATATCTGAATCTATGGTGATCGAGTTTGATCTGGTAGATAGTGGCGGGAATGTCTGCTTTACTACTTATGACCCTGATGCGATAGTTTGGGAGCGCGCCAAGCGCTCTGGGTCCAGGGTAGTAATGCGAGCCTGGAGCCAACACGAGAACGAACCTCCTACCCCCACGATAGATATATCAGCAGTGATCGAGCGCGCTATCGCGTACGGGAGGGGCTAATGGAGATCTATATCCTGACTGCTGCCGTAGTAGGAGTGAGTTGGATAATCCTAGAGATAGAAGATAAACTGAAGAAGTGAATAATAAACGACGGCTAGCGCTGGCGGTTCCCCTAACCCTGGCGCTAGCTTTTTTATTGATCCCTCACGGGGAGGAATGGACGGCGCAGAAGTTCGAGCCGCCTAAGCCGATCCCATCCCCTGCTAAAAAGGAAAGAAAATACGCAACACCTAAAGAGAGGAAAGAAAATGAACGACTGGCCAAGACCTACGCTAACGCTGCTTATGGGTGGCAAGGATCAGAATGGAAGTGCCTCCAGTCCTTATGGGCCGCTGAGAGCAGGTTTAGTCACCTATCGGACAACCCAAAATCGTCAGCTTTCGGAATTGCTCAACGACTTAGAGAGAAAAGTAAAGACCCTCGAATCCAGATTCTTCACGGACTTCGGTATATCGCTCACCGATATAGAACCCCTTGCCGTGCCTGGGAAGCGTGGGGTAGACACGGAGGGTGGTACTGATGCGTGTAGTTAGTCTGTTCGCAGGTGTCGGAGGATTTGATCTTGGCGCAGAGCGAGCAGGATTCGAGGTAGTAGGACAAGTAGAGATAGATAAGAACTGCCAGCAAGTATTACGTCAGCGTTTTCCTAACGCCCTACTCCACGATGACGTAACAACAGCGATTGAGTGGGCGAAGGAGAATGATTTAGTTGGACGAGTTGATATTGTCTGTGGTGGATTCCCCTGCCAAGATGTCAGCGTCGCTGGCAAGCGAGCTGGAATTGCGGGAGCAAGAAGTGGATTATTCTGGGAAGCAATACGATTTGCGGAAGAAGTCCAAGCACACACAATCGTCCTGGAAAATGTCCCAGGACTTCTTTCAAGTAACAATGGCCGCGATTTCGGAGTCGTCATCTCTACTCTGGCCGACGCAGGGTATAGCCACGTCGAATGGCGAATTCTTGATTCGCAATTCTTCGGAGTTCCCCAACGTCGTCGTCGAGTCTTCATTATCGGAAGTTCTCGAAACCCAAGTGGATCCCCGATTCTGGTTGAGCGCAAAGGCTTGCGAGGGAATCATCGAGAGGGCAAGTCGCAGAGGCAAGAGTCTGCCACCGGAACTTCATAATGCGTTGGTACAGCAAGGCAAGAAGAGCGCAGAACAATCAGGACTTTGAGACGTGGGTAGAGGGGGGGGTGGTTCCGACATTGAACGCCTTCGATAATGGAGATATAAGATCTACCACTATTATCTTTTATGGTAATCGGGTAGATGATATACGCATACAAGGTGATGTGATCAATACTTTACAGGCCAGAATGGGAACCGGAGGAAACAATATGCCGATGATATTACGGCGAAGAGAGGGCAAACCTGGTGGCGGTAAAGGCCCATTGCTCAGCAATGATCGGTCCCTTGGTCTATCAGGCGTCAATGATCAAACACTATTTACTGACGAGGGAATAGTCAGGCGTCTTACGCCAATGGAATGTGAAAGATTACAAGGATTTCCTGATGGTTGGACAGAGAGCCAACCACTTACTCAACGCTACAAACAAATGGGTAATGCGGTGACTGTGAACGTAGCCGAATGGGTGTTCCAAAGAATTTCTGATACGCTAGAACAGCAATAGGGTGCGTTACTTGTCCTTTCACGCCCTATTGTTACGCGGTTGAAATTACTCACCGCAAGGGACCTGAGCTACGTCCACGTAAACTGGCTCACTAATTATCTGTAGAGTAAAAACCAGATCCTCTGAATTGAATACCAGGAGCAGACCATACGCGAGTCATCTGAAGACCGCAGTTAGTACAGGCAGGATTAGGTCGATCTTCATCAACACCACGCTCAACTTCTAAATAGTTGGCGCAGAACTCACATCTATACGGATAGATCGGCAATTTTCGTAGCCTCCGTTATGCTTAAAAACCCCACAATTTTCCCTATTTTTTGACGGTTTCCAAAATCTGTAGTGGCTGGCATAAGGCGCTCTTCCCACTGTGGCACCGGTAATTTAAGAAGAGAAAATCCAAAGATACCTTGTGGTGTGGCATTGATGTACCAAGGTTTGAGCTTTCGATCTTTAGCGTGTAGTAAAAGATTATCCCATTTGATCTTCTCAATGAGGAGATCGTCATAGTGCGTTCGACGAGATTTAAGTTCTGCATAGATTCCTGACTCCTCGGAGATACAGTCAAAGGTATCATAAGTTCCTTCCGATTTGACAAGATCCGGCCACTTGTTATCCTTCAGATACTGGAATAGCTCTGTCTCTTCTAAGACCAAGGTGAATCCCCTCCGATGATACGCTGGAGTTTACGTAAGGCATTTTCGCACCAGCGATCAACAGTAGATTTGGTTGTCTCAAACTTCTCTGCCATCTGGACCAGGGTAAGGTTGTCGTAATAGCGAGACTTTAGTAAGTCCCTGTCCGGCTCTTCCAGGAGTTCATACCCCTTCTTAATATCAATCAGCATAGTCAGAAGGTTTCGCCCCTCAGAGGGAGCGCTAGGGCGCTTAGGCATACCGTCATCCACCAGTTGCTGAGCTTGCTCTAGGATCACTCCGTCGATAATATGGGTGATAATGTGGGGCAACATCTGTGAGATCGTACTGGTATCGAAAAAGAATTCATCAGTAACGGTATAGCCAGACTTGATCGCCTTCTCTTTCCTGGCGTAGCGTTCACATACACGCTTGAGTTGCCACCATAGGCGGCTCTCAGCGTGTTTACGTTTATCTTTATCTTCCTCAGCAAGGGCCGCATCAATATCTGGCCGACGTTTAATGATCCACATCCAGGCTTCCTGGAGAAGTTCATCTCTTTCAATGAACCGGTGAAAGGATTTGTATACAGAGTTGACTACAACCACCACCCTTTCTTTAATCTCAGGTGGAAAGTCGTATTCAGTCACAATCAATACCAGCTTCCTTGGATTCTGGCAGCAGTGAAAGTAACTTGATACTCAGGAAGTCAATATAGTTGCTAGCATCGGCTAACTCTTCAATCAGTTCTCTCACGGTATCTTCCATTGAGTAGGACTCAAACCGCTGTCCATTATTAGGCAAGGAGTACTGCTTAGCTCCCACCCCTCTGACTCGACCAGCTCGAAGGGAGGCAAAAGATTCTATGAAGGATACAAGATCATCTGTGGATACGCCTTTGCGATAAGCAAGAACCGCCGGATGATCAATTAATGGCGTACGGGTGGTATCTCTATCCATAGTCTCCCACGCTCCGAATCTATCTCCACTACACGAAAGCCTAACCCATTCAAGATAAAGATCACGCTCTCGATTGTCTCTCTGTCCATTAGAGTCCCAATCGTTCACGTACTTTATCCGGTCCCTCCGCTAAGTAATAAGAGTTCACATCCATACCCGCTGGTAACAATACTACCTGAGAATGGCTTACTTCTTGGGCGACACGCCTTGCAAAATCTTGTCCAGGATTTGATCCATCTTCTTTAACATCGATGTCACCGACGATAAGAACCTTTTCAAATCCAGAGAAGAGCTTTCCATAGTGCTTCTTCCAGCTCGATACACCAGGACACCCAACAGCAGGTACATCACAAATTTCCGACAGGACAATGGTATCTAACTCTCCTTCACATAGAGCAATAATCTGAGATGGCTTATTGATATCGACCACGTTATAGAGGTGACTCTTCTGTCCCGTAGGGGATCCGTACTTTGGTTGTCCATCATCTAAGCGACGGAACTTGAAACCTACTGCGTAGCCAGAGGCTACGATATAAGGAATTGATAGCCATCCCTGGTGCATCTCGTGACCAGGATGATTACCAACGACAGTGCCTAACCACTTGTTAGCAGCAATGGATTCAGATATCCCACGTTCGCTTAGATACTCCAGAGTTTGATCGTTTATTGCCGATGCGTACTCCAGCGCCCTTTCCTTCAGAGATTTCAACTGCGGTTCTGTGAGCATCTTTGAATTCCATTCCCTCTTTAATCATTACAATATCGATTGCCGATCCACCCCTCGCGCAAGTGTGGCAGAAATATAGGTTGTTCACGGTATCTAATACCGCACTCCTTCGTGAATCAGAGTGAAGGCAGCAACGAACAGCGACGTTACGCCCTTCCCTTATCTCCCCTCCATAGTATTCAATGATAGGAACTATGGGGATTGAGTCTGATTTAGATGAACCTTTCCGTCGTTCGCGACGTAACCTTTGGTCGTCTTGTGCTGGCAACAACAATCCCCCTTACACTGTTTATGAAAGTCATTAGCAGTATCTCTGAAGCCATTGCTAAAAGCATTAGCTCCTCTGCAACAAGGCTCACAAATCATCATCGTCCTCATCTATGTAAAGGTCTGGATGGTATTTCAGGAAGGTGGCATAGACACCCCACCAACCAAAGTAATTACTTATCCTCAGTATCCTGCCCACTACTATCCTCTGTATCGCTACTAGGATCCGTAGCAGTTGCTTCTTGATCTTGGTCATTCTCCTCCTTCGGTGCTACTCCTGACATCGTATCGGTACTGGTGATGACACCCTCTGGTACTGGCATTTTATTTCCTCTCTTCTAGCCAAGATTCTAAATCTTGGATAACCCACGACTTATCTATCCCGTGGTTGCGTCTCTTCACTACAACGAAGGCAGGAGGAACTTCCCCAATCCCTCTTGCCTTCGCATAGTTCTTCGCCTCCGTGATGGCTTCATCCCAGAACGCAGGCAAATCCATTTTCTTTCGGTTCTTTAATTCCAAAATATAATTCTTGCCAGCGATCATAATCACTAAATCGCCTTCATCTTTAGCGCCAGCTTTGGTTAAGCGCTCAGCGGAATGTCCTCGATCTCGAAACCATTTCATTACTGCTGTTTCAAAGAGAGAACCTTTGCGGCCATTCTTGTTAACCACGTCGTAACTCCTGTATCGCTGAGTGTCTGTAGGCCCTACCTTGGGCATCCTGGTCGCCTATCTGACAAGTGGCATAGTCAACAAATAGCGTAACGTAATCTGATCCATCTGCACTGTGGGGACCGAAGCGATTCTTCACTGGTGCTACAGTCAACGAGGAGTCCAGCGGATCGTATCCCAAAGTAACTATCAGACTGGGGAGCTGAGAAATCTTTCCGTGGATTGCCCGTCGAGGAGGAGGCAATGAGTTCTTGCCATACTCAGATTGTTCTGAAGTGTGATGAAGTACCAATACGCAGGCTTCCGTTAGACGAGCAAGGTGATGGAACTCAGTCATAATAGCCCGCAGTCCACTCCACTCGTTCTCTGTTTCAGCAACGACATTCGATAGGTTGTCAACGACAATGAGTTGGGGAGGCAGTCCATTGAGTTCAATGTATGCCTTAACCTCCAACTCAATGTCATCTATCGAAGGGGAGGGATCAAAGACCCATTTGATATGAGAGATCCTGTCTATCTGGTGATTATAGAAACCACTTTGAAGAGCAAGATTATTCTCTACCATCAGCTGTGTGTGTTGTGTGAGGTGCGCTGCTGTTCGCATCGCAACAGTCGAGATATCGGTATCGGCAGAGAAGAATAAGGTGGGAACATTCGCTCTAATCGCATAGACCAGAGCGAACATAGACTTACCGGCATTAGGTTGCGCTGCAACCATACATACCTGCCCACGACGGAACTTAATCTGCTTGCCGGATAGCGCCCGCCATACATCAGGCAGTGGCTCAGCTCGCATCTGAGTACCACGCCACGCCCTCTGTAGATCAAGCAAAGCGGTGATCCTCCAATGACTCGAAAGGTATTTTATGATTCTTCCTATAGATCCGGCGTTCACGTTCTGTTGAACCGCCCCAAATCCCGTGCGCCTCGTGCCGTACCGCCCACTCAAAACAATCAATCTTGAATGGACAACCAGCGCAAAGAGCTTTCAGTGTACGAATGGCAAGTGGGTGATACCCCATATTGCCGTAGGCATCTGGATAAAATGCTTCTACTCCAACCTCTCTACAAGGTGGGTCTACAAATTCCCAAGGTCGAAGCATCTATACATCACAGATACTTTGCTTTGCATTTGTCTGGCGCACCTTTAGGTGCGGCACACATATACCCCTTCCAAGGACCGTTGTTTCCTACTCCAGATTTGAAGACCATCTCACCGTGCTTGCAGGTGTAACCTCCTGAAGCAGCAGGTGCTGCGGTTGATGCAACAGCTGCAACTGGTGATGCAACTTCCATTAGTTTCGCTACTCCGTTGAGTGACTGCGAAACACTAGAGATCAAGGATGCTAGATCCTGGACCGTCACTAGATGAGTCTCTAACTCTTGCTGGTTATCAGCATAGATATTAATGAGATCTCCGTTGGACAACTTAAAGTTGACCTGGAGTTTGGTATTGGGATTACTCGATGGCATTGGCCTCTCCTTCATTTTCAGTACGCTTTACTTCTAAGCGTAAGCTCTCTTTACCTACTTTGTAAGGGACAAACCCTAATAGTTTTTCTACTTCAGTGGAATCTACAGTTCGTCGACCTGCAATCGGTGTCCAGTTAATCTGGATACCCGTGTCGGTAATCCCTGTATGACCTTCCAATGTAGATTTTATTGCTTCTTTGCGATCTGTCAAATCTTTGATAGCTCGATCAATTTGCAGGTATTCCAATGCGTTCGCACCGACAGTGAATTCCTTAATTGCTGGAACGATTGGACCCATATATTTTTTTAGACCACTACAACCCATCTCACCGGATGCGTCGTAATAGTTACAGTAGAACCGGCAGTAACTATATTCTTCCTTTTCAGGAGCTGGAGGGGTAGAAGATTCTCTGATCTGCTTTAACCAATCCAATGCCTCCAGAGCAATACTTTCATCGTAAGGCTCCTCGTGCATAATTACATCACGTTCATCACCGTCGCGACAAATCGCCACGAGTGCAACTTTATCCACAGGTTTTCCCCCGCCGTGGATCATTAAGTAACCATAGACTTGCACCTGCCAGCGCTGTTGTTTCGATGGGAAGTAACCAGCAGTCTTAGCCTTGATAGTTTTCCAGTCGACAATCATCTTCTCTTCTGGCACGTAGCAATCTACGTGTGCCTTCATATCGCCGTGAGATACCTCTTGCTCCAGCAAGAACTTCTCGCCGTTGGGATCTACTCGGCGGAGTGATGCTTCAATCTCGGCGTGAATTGCCGTTCCCATAATTGCTGCCAACTTAAGGCCGTCTTCATTCGTCGGTGGTTGAGCATTTATGCGATACCACACTTTTCTGCTACATCCGCCGAGTTCCGACGGTCCTATCTGTGTTTGATTACTGCGGCTACGCGATGAATCTTTATCGCGTAATGCAGTGATTAGCTCTTCTACAATGTCCATCTCTTCCTCCTTATGCTCAACGGTACTCCTGCCCACTGACAATTACCAAATCCACGATACGCCTCCGGCGTGTCGTTCGGCGGTCTGTGTGTACAATACGAGCGTTAGCGAGTAACCGGAGCCGGAGGGGTAGGAACGGCGCCTGTGCGCCTAGCCGTTCCGTAGGGGAGGTATTGTGGCCGATCCTGAAATGACCTTTGCCAATGTCCTATGGACAGCCTTTGGCTATAGCCTCCCAGAACCGCCGCTAGTCTTTATTAGAGTGATCAAGCATCTTATGGCAAAGGAAGGCTTCTCCTTGGAGTGGGTCAAATTAGCCCCTGAAAGCCCCTTAGAGCCACTAGAATAACTGGGTTGATACCCATACCTACCTCGCTACCTTCAACCCGTCAATACCCGTGTTTTCGGGAAATAAAAAAGAGGGCCACCCTTTCGGGTGGCCCATTTCCCTCGCAGGGAAATTATTTGGATCCGCGTCCAAACTCTTTTGCTGTTTTATCTAGCGCCTTGAGCGCCGGTCCTGCTATTGCTGCGACAAATGCCCAACATAAAGTCTTCGGGTCTGTCTCCCCTGCCATATAGAGAGCGATAGCAGCGGCTGCTCCAGCTCGTAGGTAGGAGTGGAGCATTTGAATAATCTTTGCTTTAGTCATTACGGACTTCTTTCTTTGGTTTCTTTGCGACCCTGGCTTTGATCTTTTCTTTGGCACTGGCTTTGCCGAGCCACGGGAACCAGGGCGAGGTGTCCCTGCCTTTGGTTTCTTTGATGCTAATGTGGAGGTGGTGCGGATGGGCGTAACCGTTATGGTGCCGTTCGCCTTTTTCCGGCGACCAGATCCTGCCTTGGAAGATGAGGTATTTGACACGTGAGTCCTCTTTCAGTTTCTCGAAGATTTCCTTGCAGTCAATCCCATTAGCGGGATCGTGAGTCAGATCGCAGGCGAAGCCTGAGTTGTGATCTGAATCAGGGTTCTGCTTGATATGTGCTTTAGATGGGAGCAGCCCATCCGATGCTTTCTTCCTCTTCGGCCTCAGAGCTGTTGCTTGTCTGAGAACAGCAATAGCGGCCGGCTGCGCAACGCGAGCTAGTGGAATCATTTTTTCTCCAGGAGAATGTCCATAATTTTTTCAACTTGTCGTTCCAATCTCATAACGGAATCTTTTAGACTACTACCACCATTTGGGCGTAATTCGGACAAATAGTGTTTAACCAACCATTTGATCGCCATAGTAAAAGCAGTGGCAATACTCAGAATAGATACTATCAGACCAGCCCAATCAGCAGGAGTCATTATACCGTCCTTATAGTTACGATGAGGACTCCTCCGAAACCGCTGAAGCGCTTGTCGGTAGGAGTCACGTTGCGGAAATCCATTTCCTCTATCAGACCGATGAATGTTTCACCGGTTCTGAAATCTTGTACGCGAACTGTGTCACCGAGATTCTCGATAGACTCCAGTTGTGAGAGCCGATCAAAGGCTCGTCCGTCGTAGCCAACCTCGTTGTTCAACGAGTCGCTTTCGTGGTCATAGCAGGCCAGCGGATATTGGATTAACCGTTGGCGAAGAACTGCTGGCAGTGATTTGAGTTGGTAGCCAGTAAAGAGTGGCCCCTTAGAACTATCGCTAGAAGATCGGTTTAAGGTGAACTTAAATCCTAAGTACTCGTGGTTACCCACTGGGTAGGGAACTCCTAGTTCCGATACTCCTGCTCCTTGAGCATATCCACCGATAGCATATTCCGTACCAGTTTCTCCAATGGATAGCACTTCAAAAGCTCCATTAAGTGTATC